TGCCGATGACGTGACACACGCTGCTGCTCCAGCTGCTGCGCCAACTTCGTCTGACGCAACTGCTCCCGGTGAAACTGTTCAGGATGTTGTGAACAGTATGACGCCGAAGCAGCGGAAGGTTCTGTATGCTCTTGTGAAAGAAGCCACAGATAAAGGTAACGTCAAACACATTGACGAAGCCGATGGCGATGTAATCATCCATGATGGTGACGAAGAGATTGATGTGAAAGAAGTCATGGACTCCTACACACCAGCTCAGCGAGAAATCGTCGATGCCTTGGTCCTCGAGGCCAGCACGTCCGAAGAAACGTCTGAAGAGGGTTCTGGTAAGGATTCCACGGAAGACGCTTCAAAGAACGCCGATGGCGTGTCTGATGCCGCGGCTGACGACGCCAACAAAGACGCCGACAATCCCGACGGCAAAAAGGGTGATGACGCAGATGCTGCGGCTGACTCCACCGATCCTGAAAAACTCCAGCACTCCACGGAAGGTTCCAAAACCATGAAGTACAACGTATTCGAACAGGGCGCAAACGGAGCCTCCACTCCCGAAGACCAGCGCCACACCCTCAACCACGGCGACATCCTCGAGATCAACGAGCTCTTCAAGGAAACCGGCCACTTCAAGAAGGCGTACGAAAAGTTCAGCCTGAACCACGCCGACTACGGCATCACCAACCTCGACATCCTCTTCCCGGATGCTCGCGCCACCTCGTCCCAGCCGGAGCTCATCGCTCGGCAGACCGAGTGGGTCGAAAAGGTGCTGTCCGCCACGAAGCACTCCCCGTTCGCCAAGGTCAAGACGATCCTTGCCGACCTGACCGCCGAGGAAGCTCGCGCCAAGGGTTACGTCAAGGGCAGCCTGAAGAAGGACGAAGTTGTTCCGCTGCTCCAGCGCTCGACCTCGCCGGCGACTGTCTACAAGAAGCAGAAGCTCGATCGCGATGACGTCATCGACATCACCGACATCGACATCATCTCTTGGCTGAAGTGGGAAATCCGCTTCATGCTGAACGAGGAAATCGCTCGCGCAATCCTCATCGGTGACGGTCGTACCGTTGGTACCCCGGACAAGATCAAGGACCCGCAGGGTCAGACCGAGGGCACGGGCATCCGCTCGATCGCCAACGATGATGATCTGTACGCGCACAAGGTACAGCTCGCAGCCAACGTTGCTCCCGGCGTGATGATCGATGAGATCACCCGTTCGCGTACCAACTACCGCGGTTCCGGCTCGCCGACCCTCTACACCACGGATGCAGTCATCACCGAGATGCTCCTGCTGAAGGACAAGATGGGCCGTCGTCTCTACGAGACCGAGGCTTCGCTGGCTGCGGCAATCCGCGTCAAGGAGATCGTGCCGGTCGAACCGATGGGTGAGGATGCCACGCTGATCGGCGTCATCGTCAACCTGATCGACTACACCGTCGGTTCCACGAAGGGTGGCGAAATCACCTCCTTCGAGGACTTCGACATCGACTACAACCAGTACAAGTACCTGATGGAAACCCGCCTGTCGGGTGCACTGACCAAGCCCAAGTCGGCTCTGGTCATCCGTCGGGATGCTGGCACTGAGGTGACTGCACAGGCTCCGTCCTTCAACACCGCAACCAACACGCTCACCATCCCCACCGTCACTGGCGTGGACTACGTGATCGATGGTTCTGTTGTTCCGGCCGGCGACCGTGTCATCACCGAGTCCACCGATGTCTACGCCGAGCCGGAGACCGGCTACTACCTCGCACCGCTGTCGACCCGTAGCTGGACCTTCAGCTACACCGCTCCGTAGTAGTTCAAAATGACGCGATTCTACGGTGAAATCGGTTTCGGAGACACTGTAGAAAAGCGGCCCGGTATCTGGGAGGACGTCATCGTGGAGCATAAGTTCTACGGTGACGTCCTCCGGAACGACCTTAACACTAGCGATGGTGAGAAGGTTATTCCGGACTTTACGTTTACCAACCGTCTAAGCATTGTACCGGGTCATGATGCGCTCAAGAAGCGTAAGCAGATGCGGTACGTCAGGTTCGAGGGCGATGTATGGATCATCAGCAGTATTGAGGTCCAGAATCGTCGTTTGATCTTAGGCTTGGGAGGTGTTTATAACGGACCAGTTGCAGATCCAAGCGCTGCTTAGCGGGATTCCGAATGTAAAGAAAGCTTACTTTCAGGAACCATCTACAACCGCTATGGAATACCCTTGCATTATCTACAAGTTGGATAAACGTGAGAGTACCCATGCGGATAATGCTCCGTACCGTAAGTCCAAGCGATACCAAGTAACCGTGATTGACAGCGACGCTCTCAGCACGATCCCTGACGTTGTAGAAGACCTGCCAACCTGTGCCTTTGAACGGCGCTTCGTGGCAGACAAGCTTTACCACGACGTCTTCAACATCTACTTCTAAGAAAGAAGCAAATCAACATGGTAACTACTCTTGAGTGGGGCCAGACCGGAGAGAAGATCTTCGAGACTGGCATCGATCACGGCGTTCTGTACCGCCGCACGGCACTGACCGGCAAGTACGACAAGGGCTATGCATGGAACGGTCTCGTTTCCGTCACGGAAAGCCCCTCGGGCGCCGAGTCCAACAAGCAGTACGCAGACAATCAGGTTTACGCAAACCTGACGTCCGCAGAAGAGTTCTCGGCAACCATCGAGGCCTTCATGTACCCCGAGGAATTCGAAGCGTGCGATGGCACCGCTGAGATCGCCCCGGGCATCACCATCGGTCAGCAGAAGCGCGAGATCTTCGGCCTGTCCTACCGCACCAAGGTCGGCAACGACACCGATGCGGATGCCGGCTACAAGATCCACCTGATCTACGGCGGCATGGCTGCTCCCACGGAGAAGGCCCACACCACCATCAACGACTCGCCGGAGGCAATGACCTTCAGCTGGGACGTTTCCACCAACCCGGTGTCTGTCAACGGCTTCAAGCCGACTGCTCAGCTCACCATTGATTCCACCAAGGTCGACTCGTCGGATCTTGCAGCTCTTGAGGAGCTGCTTTACGGCGACGGTACGACTCAGGCTTCACTTCCGACCCCGGATGAGGTTGTTGCCCTCGTTGGCACGACCGTCTAGGACGGAATCTGACCATTAGAAAGGGAGATCGGCGTAATGCTTAGACTTGTAATACCTCCTACTGAAGAGTGGGATAGTAAGAACGAAGAGTTCATCTACACAGATGCGATCGTTCTTGAGTTGGAGCACACGCTGGTCTCCCTTTCAAAATGGGAGGCAATCTGGGAGAAACCCTTCTTGGGTCCAGATGAAAAGACGACTGAGGAAATCTTAGGGTACATTGGCGTCATGTCAAATACCCCTAATCTTTCCCCGGAGGTTTTCCAACGCCTCACGCAAGCACAAGTTGATCAGGTTAGCAAGTATCTCAATGCGAAGATGACTGCGACATGGTTTAACGACACTGGTAATAACTCGGGTAAGAAGAGCCGTGAAATTATCACAGCGGAAATCATCTACTACTGGATGATCACGCTCAACATTCCTATTGAGTTTGAGAACTGGCACCTAAGTCGCTTGTTCACACTCATTGAAGTTTGCAACCGTAAGAACCAGCCGGCCAAGAAGAACACCCGGTCGCGCAGTGACATGATTGCTGAGCGCAGACGCCTCAACGCTCAGCGTCAAGCACAAATGAAATCACAGGGATAACGCCATCGGAAGGAGGCATACATGACACGACTTAGTTGGGAAGAAACGGGCTCCAAAGTCTATGAAGCGGGTCTTGATCGAGGCGTACTCTATCTCGATGATTCAGAAGGCATCCCATGGGTTGGCCTAGTTTCGGTTTCTGATGCACCTTCAGGTGGCGACTCTCGGGCATACTACCTTGATGGGGTTCGTCACATCAACCGCTCTGCTCCTGAAGAGTTCAATGGAACGCTCGAAGCATACACCTATCCTCCGGAATTTGAAGCTTGCGAAGGCGGCTCTCAGCTCGCTAACGGCCTCAACATTCAGAACCAGCCAAGGAGTGAGTTCGGCCTCTCTTATCGGACTCTCGTCGGCAATGACATAGATGGTCTAAGCCATGCATACAAGATCCACCTGATCTACAATGCTTTGGCAGCACCCTCTGAAAAAGCAAATGCATCCCTAAATGATAGCACAGAGCCGATGACATTCTCATGGGATATCTCGACGCGTCAAATCAAGTTCGATGACGCTTCCTTCGGCACTCGCTATGGGTCGCATCTTACGCTCGACTCCCGGGTTATCTATCCCTGGGCAATGATCGCAATTGAAGATATTCTTTATGGTAGTGATACCGAAGAAGCGCGGCTCCCAACTCCCCGCGAACTCCTCGATATCTTCATTGACAATGCATTGCTCAAGATTACAGATAACGGCGATGGTACTTGGACCGCAGATGGTCCGGATAGTGCAATCACGATGCTCTCAGAGGATGAATTCCAAATCACTTGGCCGTCGGCAGTCTTTATTGATGCCGATACCTACAACATTAGCTCACTCTAGGAAGGAGGACGCTCATGGCTACAGTCACTGGCTTTACTTCTGCGAAAATGCAGGCAATTCTCGATGGCACGATTGAAAGTGCCACCATTAATGACATGGGAAACCTTATTTTTACCCGTACCGATGGGACAACCTTCGATGCAGGTAACTTCGGATTCGCGGCAGAGA